TGGCAGTTCCTTACTGTCACGAAGGCACAGGCACAAGAAACGTCTGGGGCCAACCAGCAGACCGTGATGGGCGCGGCCAGTGCAGGCGGCACAAGCACTGGGATGCGCAGCGGCACAGGCGCGGCGCAAGTCGGTCAAGCAGCCGCTAGTCGTCTTGATGGGCCGGTGGAAAGATTTATCCGCCAAATCTTTGTGCCCTTCCTTGAAATCATGGATGACCTGAATAACCAGTTTCTTCCTACTAGTGTGTTGCGGGAGATTTTGGATGCACAAGGTTTGGCCGCGATGCAGGTTGACCACATTAAGTTCCGTAACGCCAAACTGGATTACGAGGTATTGGCTGGGTCGCATCTTGGGCCGAAAAAAGAAATGGCGCAGTTCCTGCCTTTCCTGCTTCAACTGGTCAACAACCCCACGCTTACACAGGCGGCAGCCGACCAAGGATTGGCATTCAATTTTGATGCCTTCTTTAAAGCGTTCGCCGATTTGGCGGGCTTCAAATACAGCCAGCAGTTTTTCACCAAGATGTCGGACAAGCAGCAGCAGAAGCACGATAGTAGTTCCCCCGCAGCAGTCGCGGCGGCCCGTGCTCAAGCTGCACAGCAAGGGCAGTTGGCGCAATTCCAGCACGAAGAAACGATGGAAAACCAAAAGGAATTGGGTCGGGCGGCGAACCAAGTACTTCGCATCACCACAGAACATGCCACGGAATCGGAAGCCGAAACCGGCGAGCCCGGTGGCAGTGGCTTTGGTTCGGATGTAGCAGGATAAAAATATGAAACTTAAACCCACAGAATTGACCGCCGGGGATCGGCAGGCCCTTACCACCATGACGTACCATCCGGGCTTCACGGTGCTCAGGCGCTTGATGGAAGTCAGGGTGCAATTTGCCACCGTGCAGATGCTCGAAGTGGCTCCCGATGATAGCGACAGGGAGAAGAAAATTTCCGCGTTGCAAGCACAGGCTTACGCAAGGAATGCCTTCTGCGAAGAATTGATGCGGGACATCCAGTATCAAGTTCAGGCCGAACTGTCTGAGGACGAAACGGAACCAGAGGAAGACGAAAACCTAAAGCGTCTTCGCACAGCGCTCACCAGCGCTGGATATTTAACAATGGAGACTAAAAATGGAATCGACGACAGAAACACCGACACCTAAGTACGTAATCGAGTATCAGGCCACCGACGAAGAGGGCAACCCCATTGGCAAGCCCACCCATATTCAGGGCGACACGCCGGAAGAGATTTTTGAGAAGCAGAAGCAGGCTCACATCAGTGCGACCCGTGCCTTGTCGCGGCAGAACAAGGCGTTCAATGACCTGCGGAGTCGTAAGCTGACCCTCCGGGAACAGCCTGTTGTGCCCGTCATCAACCAAGAGGAACAGGCCCGCGCTGCCGCCACTGTAAGTAATGTGACCGCCACCGGGACCGAAAAAGCGGAAGCAATTCGCCAATTAGGTGGAATAAGTGAACTAGAGGATCGTTTACAGAAGGCTGAAGCGGCCCGTTTACAGGCCGAGGGGCTGGCAATCGGTTATAGGTTTGCCCGCGCCCATTTGCAGGATTATTACCCCTGTGACGCGAATGCTAAGACCTTGAACGATTTTTTGCAGTCCAACAATTTGGAATTTACGTTTGACAATTTGGAAATTGCCTTTCTCGAAGTTGGAGACAAGTTAGCGAAAGACCCCAAATTACAAGCGGCGGTAGAACAATCCCACAATGAGCACCACGACGACATAGCTCAGCCGGAGCAGAATAAGCGGCAACCGGGTTTTGGTATGCAACCGGGAACTGGAACAGGGCAGCGCCCAGTAAACAATGGCACGGCAACTGGGAAGATGAATAAGCGCGATGTTCTAGCCAAGAAGAAAGCAGACCCCTTGTGGTGGAAGAAGGTCATCAGTGACCCCGCTCTTACCGCAGAAGTCAATGCTGCTCTTGCCCGTGGCTAACCGACCCTAAAGGAAAATTATTATGGCTTCAAATCCATCAGCAGGAAATGTGGGCAACATTCTTACCGCACAGGCAATCGAGTTCGACAGCGAACTGATTCCCAATCTGAAAGGGCAGACCAACGCCTTCGTCGCAGCCGCACAACGGCGCATCCAGAAACTCAACAGCGGCATCAACCGCAGTATGTTCATGTACGAAACTCTATCCGCTTCGCTTGGTCAGGCAACTGACGGCGTAGTTGGCAACCCAGAGTTTGTAGGTCAAGTCACCACTCCGGCCCAACTGGGCGAGTGGAATAACTTCGCAAATTTCTCCGCTATGTCAGTCGCTGCTGCGATTGACGAAGTCGTGGGCAACAGCGCAACCGAACTTGGTTATCAGGCGGGTCAAACGATTAGCGAACTCTACAGCACAACGCTGGACGGAGCCGCAGCCGTTGATTCACTGGTCAACCAATCCAGCTTGCTTACCACTCCATTCCTGCTTGACCTTGCGACTATTCGTACCATGAAGAACTCCCTCGTGTCGGCCAACGTGTTGCCTTGCAAAGGCGACCACTATTGCATGCAGATTTCGCCGAATGTCATGAACGATATTGTCAACGCGACGACCGTCAATGACAGCATCGCCGACTTCTGGAAGTACACGGAGAGCGGCAACAAGAAATTTGAGGAGGTAGGCGGATATACGCAGCTTAAGCCTTTAGAAATCGGGCCGGGCACGGGTATCACAGCGTTTATAACTCCTTTCGTGACCCAGACCAGCAACTACAGCGGCGGCGGCAAGATTGCTTTCCGCACATATGTCGAAGGCCTGTATTCCCACATCGGCATCTGGCTTGAAGTACCGGGCGACACTGACCTCGGGGACGGCGATTGGCGGACAATCGAGTGCGGCGTTGTTAATGACGCTCCCTCCTCGGTTTACGATCCAACGGCCACGATTGGTTCGTGGTGCTATTACAGATTCCACCAGACCGTGGTTCTGCCATCCAATGGCGGAATTGCTAGTGGCACGCAGCGAGTACGATTTTGCGATAGTGTTCCCGCTATCCAATAAAATCCAATAAAACTGGCAATTTACAAGGCAGCCGATTTAAGGCTGCCTTTTTATTTTGGGCTGGAATAGCAATGTCCTTTTGCTAATCGGAACTAACAACGGAAACGACTATGGCTACTGGCGTCGTTAGACTAGGCGACCCATAAGTAGATATGGCCACAGAAAAAACAGCGGATGCAATCAATCAAGCCCTCGGCGCAGATGATCCCACGCACATTACTTCCGGTAAACAGGGCATGGACAATGCGGTAACCGAGGAGGCAGTGAAGGAAATCCTCAAGCACGGAACTCCAGACTGGGTGACAAGGCCGAACGACTACAAAGACCTCGCCCGCGAAGACTACGCCCGCACCAAAGAGAACTCCGACATGCAAGTTAGGGAATATCGCATGCCCAACCAGCAGATTTTCACTGATGCCAAGGCTCGGATGCGGAATCCCCTCTCCGTGAAAGAACTTCTTACTCGGTTGCGAGCACATGACCTGAGATGTTGCGTGCAGCAGAACAAAAACTCCATAGCTGGCACTGCGGGACTATACGGCATTAGGCCGGGATACGAAAAGTTGGGGTTGCAACTAATTACCACTGTGCAAGTACCCGCTATGTGGGAGTGGAGTGTGTTGCGGGAGGATGCTCACGGTCTTCCGGTGGGTGAAAAGTTTATAGGATGGCGCAATGTGTGTGCCGCCCTAATCGTAAAAGGGTTCTGGTCGGAGGAGCAGGTACACAAAGTATTTGGTCGTCCGCCACAACGGGAATTCTCCAGTCATTATTTTAGGACATTGTGGGAGGCCCGAAATATCCTCCGCCCGGCATCATCCGGCGAGGCTCTAAAGGAAAAATGATGACAAAAAGTAAAGCAGTTGAAAGCACAAATATGGCAGTTGAGGTAAATCCTGCACCACAACCAATAGCAGCGAAATCCAGCACAGATGTCCTTGCAGAAATCATGCTCCGGCGTGAGTTGAAAGATGAGCAGGAAAGGCAGAACAAGGAAGTCCGCAACACAGTGGCTGATGCCCGCCGCAAAAAGGAAGATGCTGGCAAGTTGGAAAATGACCGCAGGCGTCAAACTAACTGCGACCACTTGCAGGGAAACCACAGACTGGGCGAAAGTCCTTTCCGTGAAATAAGCCATTTGTCCCTCCACACCTTCGGCGGCCCGTCTACCACGGACAACCGCCGCATCCGCTGCAACAAGTGCGGATTTCGTTGGTATCCCGGCGACCTCGCGGAAACGATTGTGCGTGATGGTCAAAAAATCGACAACCCAACAACGATAAGTTGGAAAGAGGCTTACAAAATCATCATGAAAAACAAGAATGTGGGCAACAAGCCCTCGACTGGTTTCATTGATGTGTTTGTTGCTGCCCCAGCCTACAAGGAATAACTAATGGCATCTTCTCAAAGTACAGTCACGCTGCAAATGATTGCCGACAATCTTCTTGTCCGTGGGGACTTGAAGCCCATCCTTACAGCCGGTGGGTTCAACCAAACCCTAATTTGCGAATTGGCCACCGATACGATGGCCGCCATGTGCGACACAACGGCCCCTTGGAAATGGAATGAGATTGTACTGCCTCCGTTCTACACCAATAGTTGGCAGCAGGATTATGCCCTCGTCTACCCCGGTGTGGCTTCACCACCCACCGGCGGACCGAGTGTCACGAATCTTGAATGGTTGACGGATGGCATCGGCGTCCAAATCAACAACAGCAGCACCCCGAAGCCGTGGAGTTGGATTGAAGTGGGCCGCCGTCAAGGTAGGTCTACCGCGACGGTGTTGGGCAACAGTTTCTTTGCCTCCCCACAATTTACTTGCTCGTGGCTCCCCAACAACCTCCTTTATTACGGCACATGGGGGGCGGCCATGACGGGGAACAGCACATGGGGCAACAACCCGCAGGCCCATCAGGTTATCGGCAGCCCGTTGACCAGCAGCAATATCACCCCATCGAACCCCATCAACCAGATTCAGGATGCCAACGGCAATTATTTAGTGGTTAGTACTTATGGCACCACGGGCAGTACGGCCCCCAGTGCCCCGACCTCCAGCGCCCCCGGAACCTTGGTGACAGACGGCTCGGTAGTCTGGACGGTAATCGACCCCTATGGGCAGGGTATCAGGATCAAGCCCGTGCCCAGTCAAACCGGCCCCGTGTGGCAGTTGACTTTGATGGGACAAATGAAGCCCGTCAGGTTCAATCCCCTAGTGAGTTTGAATTTGCAAACCTTGTTCCCCCTGACCGACGACTATGAAAATATCTTCCGCCAAGGGGTCATTGCACAAGCCTACCTGTACTCCCCGGAAGAAAAACAACGGGCCAAAGGTACAGACCTGTGGAATCGCTGGGTAAGCACAGTTCATTCTCTCAGTTTGCAAGCGGGTAAGCAGCAAGGCGAGCGGGAGCGGGATTTGGATCGTGTAGTCCCGGAATCCTCCATCATGGGCGCGGGTTCGCCCCGCGTAGGTTGGGTGGGAAGCGCTTGGCCCTTCGGCGGCCCAATCGACTAAAGGAAAAATCAATGGCTTATACGCTTAACAACAGCATCACCTATGCCCAAGCTTTTATCAACGGTCTGAACCCCACGGTTTACGCCGGTAGTGAACCAGCCATGACTTCGGCTAACACCGTCGTGTCCCTCATGACTAATGCGCCTTTCACTTGGCCGTGGAACCGCAGCATCTCGACGCAACTGCTGACCCAAGGCACGCAGGATTACGCAATCAGCATCAGCAATTTCGGTTTCTTGGAAAAATGCACTATCAGCATCGGCGCAGGCAGCCCGCCCACCACCATCGTCCCCACATTGGTTGAACTGGACACAGTTTTGAACACCCGCCCCTTGGGCCTTACTTCCCAAAGCGGGAGGCCCAATGCCGTGGCGGTGCAGTATACCTCGGCGGGAACCAGCGCCACATTTCGGTTCTCCCCCAATCCCGACCAAGCCTATAATGCGACCCTTATTTTCCAGCGCACTCCCACGGCCTTCACCGCTACTGCGCAGGATTGGCTCACGCAATGCGGCATCCCCTATTCCTACATGGACATTTTTAATCCCCTCTTCCTGAGCGAGATGTTCCAGTTTTCCAACGACAACGAGCGGGCAGTTATGTACCGGCAACGCGGTATGGCGGCATTACTCAGCAAATCCGAAGGCCTCAGCCAGATGCAGAAGAGCGAAATTTTGGGGCAGTGGATGCAGGACAACCTGCAAACTGTGGCCGCCAATTTGAAGACGCAACAAGCGTCGCAGGCGAGGGCAACTTAAATGGGATTGCTTAAGGCCTTTGGTGGGATTGTCTCAAACCTCCGCCAGCCAAAATACGCCGCGCTGTTTCAGAGCAAAACCTTCACGGGTATGTATTCGAATCGTGCGGTCTTCCACGACCCCAGCGACATAATCACGGAAAAATACTACGGCGGCAAGCCCGATGCCATCTTCACCGGCACGGGCGTAGAACTCACTAACGACCTGACCATTGCCCGGGCCTATGGCACGACGCCCTTCAGCGATGCCATCTATCCCACGCCCCCGCTGCGCTTCTTTTCCTTTGAATACAACGATGCGATTCAGGTACTGGTGGACACTGCGGAGGGGCTGTTTCTTGACGCCGGTGATGCGCCGCCCCTGCCCATCGTCACGCTTGGCGGCACATTGGCCCCCGCCGACACATGGGGTTCGACGATGTATACCCATGTCCCCGCCGCCTCGGTCATAAATCCGTGCTCGGAGTGGACGATAACCGTGGGCGTAAGCACATTGGAAGGCACGAACCCCGTGACCTCACAGCACTGGTGCGTAAAGCGCACTTTGCCCGGCAGCCTTACCGTTATTGATTCGACAGAAATCACTTTCGCTGGCAGCAACTCGCCGACATTTTATGAAGTGGGGCTCTATGTGTCGGATACCGTCGCCTTGGAAATCGACGACGCCCACGACTACTGGTTCATGGTCTATACCGCATTCGTTTCCGGAAACGACGCGCAGTGGGACTTTTATGTACAGGGAGCATCCCCGATTTCCGGCGGTAATTGGTACGACAACGTTGACTACACTCTGAGCGCGAATATCCCGCCGAGCGGCACACCCTTGGGTCGGCAAAACCTAATTTTGCTCATGGCGTGGGAGCCCGTAACGCCGCCGCTTTTTGTGAAAAGCGCATTGGCGGGTCAAGGCTATGGATTGGCCATCGGAAACACTTTTTATTTTGGTGACGGATCGGAGACTATCAAGTACACCCCATGGAACCCCAATGGGACGATTTGGAATTGGGGGATTGCTCCTCCCCTCGCTGCCCCCACGGTGGTCACCACGCAAACTGGAAGCACGAGCACCGCTTGGGCGGCATCTACAGTGTTCAGCACCATGGGATTGCTTGTTGACCCCAACGGAAATGTGCAGCAACTCTACTCCGTCAATTCCAGCGGAACGAATATCACGCAATACGGCAAGAGCGGTTCGGGCGCACCCAATTTCAATACCAGCATCGGGTTTACCACCACGGACGGCAGCGTCACTTGGACGAGTTATAACCAAATTGAACTGTGGACGCCGAACACGAATTATTCGGTAAGCGGCTCCACGATTCCGGTTTGCGTTTACGATCCCAAGACTAATTGTCTCTTTGGCCCCCTGCCTCCCGGCGGGACGAGCGGTGCGACCTATCCTAATTTCCTCCCCCAGCCGATTTTGACCATACGCACCCCCGACAACAACATGCAATGGCTGTCCCTCGGCGTGGTGAATGTGCCTCCCACCTTCTTCACCACATGGAAGAAGGCAACGGCGTATCCCACATGGGCGAGCAAGCAGCAAAACAGCCTCCTTGCCTATCCCTACATCCCGTATGTTGACGCCTCGGGCAAACTGTGCGGCGGCAGGGACACTTTTACTATCGCGTGCACCACCGCCGGTACTTCGGCGAACGCAAACTATACCCCGTGGACGGGAATTCCTACGCAACTCGTGGGCGACACATTGACGGACGGCGACCTTGTTTGGGTATGCCAAGGCCCCGCAGCATGGGCGTCGGCGACCGCCTATACCCAGTGGGCAATCGGGGAAACGACCTTCGGCGTAGTCAAGGACAGCAACGGGAATATGCAGGTTTGCATCAGCGGGGGACAAACCGCCATCAGCGCACCGACATGGGGCACGACCTATGGCGCACTAACCACGGATGGGACCGTGACATGGACATGTGTTGGCCCGCCGATTACATGGCAAGCATTAACGCAGTGGTACCTGCCGCCGCTCCCTGACGGCTTCGTTCCGCCGCAATCCAGCGAGCCCTATGGCGGCGCGGTGGTCATCGGCGACGCTTATGTTCAGTCAGTCACGGGAACTACGGGCGTCGGCACCACAGGGGCTACGGCTCCCACTTGGCCCACGACCATAGGCAACACGGTAAGCGACCACGATGTCACATGGAAGACTGTCGGCAAGTACAGCGCCAATACCTTGAGTTGGACTGACGGCTATGTGTATTGCTTCAGTTATAAATGCCGCACCCCGACAGACTACTATGCCACGAACATTCCGCCGGGCTTGACGACCGCCAACGGGCCTTACACCGGCGGAGGCACGGGTGCAATCAGCACCTCTTCCCCTGTGTTCACCATCACGGGGGCGAACAGCGGAGCCATCAACACCATCAGCGGCCCGGGCTCACTTGACCCGCAGGTGGATACCATTGTGCTTTTTCGCAGCGCAGATGGTGGGGGCGCGGACAATATGTTCGAGTTGACGGAATTCCCCGCCCCCAAACCTGTCGGGGGCGTGCCCGCCACATGGGCTTTTCAAGACTATTTGCCCGACACGCCGACCTCGGTATTTCCGGGCTTGGACGAACTTGTCCCTGCGCCGATAGACGAGGCGAACAACCCGCCCCCCATTTCCTTCCTCCCTACGGCATGGCACTTCCAAAGAATCTGGGGGCCGAATAGCAGCACAAGCGCCAGCAGCACGATAGTAAATTTCAGCGGCGGGCCGGATGTAATTACAGGGAACCCCAACGAATGCTTTAACCCCGCCGACGAGTTTCCGTTCCTTGAGAATGTGACCAGTTGCATCCATACCCCGTCAGGGCTGATTGTGGTGCAGCCGTCGAACATTGATTGCATCTATGGCGGCCCCGCAACCGCCAGCTTCTACAGCACCACCTTGTTCCCCGGAAAAGGCTGCAACAATTTCAATGCCATTGATGTGCTGGGCGGCGAAATTTACATGTTCACATCCGACAGCCAGTTGATTGCCGTCACCCCCTCCTTGCAGGTAAGCAACCTTGGATTCCCCATTGGAGATCAACTTGTCGGGCTGGACTCTGCCGTGGTCTACCTTACGGTCTATGACGAGGGGAACGATAACGGGGTCTATATCTCCAATGGCGGCACGGGATTTTTCCGCATGAACCCGCACCAAGTTCCGCAAGGCGATGCCATCTGGTCGCCGCAAAGAATCGTAAGCCAAGGCGTGGGGGCGATGCAGAGCGTGGTAGTCAGCCCCGGCGTCAAGGCTTTGCTCATGGGCGGCGACGGCGACGTGGAACAAATCTTCAAGCGCGACCTCGCCAGTTGGGACGACAACGGCACGGCCTTTGAGGCGTATTACGAAATCGGAGCTATCACCCTATGCGACCCCGGACAAACCAGCGTTCTGAAGTTCATTGAATTTGATTTCGCCCGCGTGGGCACGCAGCCCGCCGTAAGCGTGGCGCTGGACGACCCGACGCATCTGCCGACTTGGACGCTGCTCAACACGCCGGTCTACGACCCTCCGGTGGTTTACGGCAGCACCGTTACGCCGCCGTATTTCCCGCTGCGCTACTACCTGCCTGCCAATCTGGCGGTATGCCGCAGAATCAGAATCAAGGTTGATTACGGGGCTACGGATGTAGTGCCCAACGAACTCTATTCTTTTGCTATCTACGGAAAACTTGAACAGGACGAATAATGGCCAACGAACCCAAGCCGCCTAAAATAAATCGGAACCCCAAGCAGGTTGGCTCATTGCCCGCGAACAGCCAGTTGCAGCCCGACCTCACTGGTCAGAGCTATCCGCATGGCGTGTTTCCGACGATAAGGATAATGCCTCCTGCGCCCAGCGGCGTGGCAGGGAATGTCAGCGCCAGCATATCGTCCAGCCCTACGGTCGGTGAAATCATCGACCAGTTGCCCGACACCTCGTTTGACGAACTCACGAGCGGCACTAATACCAATGCATTCATGGTTGTCAGCGGAAGCGCCGTGCTGAGCTACGCAGCGGACGGCATAGTCAATGCCAATGAGATTGGCACGATTTTAGTCGATGGAAATGTTCCGCAGCATAGCGGGCAATTTTTAATCAGTCAACCGGGCAATGAATCCGCCATGTGGGCTGACCCCATGATGATGGGCGCGGCCCCAGAAGGAACTTTGCTGGCCCTTTCTCCCCCCATGAGTTCGCCCCCGATCCCCCAGCAGGTAAACCCGCTGCTCTTGGGCGGACGGGATTCATCCAGTATCTTGCATGGCCTTGCCACGGAGAGCGACGGGACTTTGAAGGTCAGTGTCACTACCACCACCGTCACAGACCTCGCCATTAATGGCTTCACCACCGTAGACCCTGACATCAACAATTCCCTGCCCAGTGCGCCGGAAGGGTACTCCAATGTTCTGTGGCAAAGCGACGGTACGAACATTTCAGCTTATGTCCTCGCGGCCACTCCACCGGGCGGAACCAGCGGGGAACTGCAATACAACGACAGCGGCGCATTCGCCGGAGCCACGGGAACCGCAGTGGATTCCTTCGGCACCATCGCCATCGCTCCCACGGGAGGCGCGAACCCCGCGCTCACTATCACGAGCGACGGCACAAATCCGGTTTTCAAAACGGTAGACAGTTTGGACGATGCATTCGTAATCAACATGAGCCCGGGTGCCGGGAGTTTCTCCATCACTGACGGCCCCAGCGGTGCCACTACATTCTGCCAAGCGGGCACCAACACCGCAAGTTTTTCCGCCAACGCAGGCGAAGATAACAACGTCTTCATGGATGCGTACGTGGACGGCGGGGTGGGCACAGCCAGCATTGGCGGCACAGACCAAACGACGGACATAAACACTTTCATTCTTCAATCCACCGGCGGCGTGGGTTCGCTTCTCCTGAATTCCGAGAGTGGCAATCCCTACATCCTTTTGTCCAACCTCACCTTGCAGCCAAACATCGACGGCAGCACGTGGACTATGCAGTTGCCCACTGACGGGGGAACTAATGGGTACGTTTTGGCGACGGATGGCACCGGAATTACGAGTTGGGTAGCAATCCCAGCAGCCCCGGTAAGCAGTGTTTTTGGCCGCACAGGCGCGGTAGTTGCAGTGAGTGGGGATTATGCCGTGGGGCAAGTCACCGGCGCGGCCTCCTCTGCATCCGTCACTGCTGCGATTACGACCGCAGAGGGTTTCGCTACCTCCGCTGTCGCCGCTGAGGCCACGGCAAGAAACACGGCTATCGGGGTGGAAACAACTCGTGCAGAAACCGCCGAAGCGGCGGCCATCGTTAGCGCCGAGAGTTTCGCTACTTCCGCTGTCGCTGCTGAGGCTACTGCCCGCAATACAGCGATTGGAGTGGAAACCACTCGGGCCGAAGCGGCGGAAGGATTGCTCGCACCAGAAGCATCCCCCACCTTCACCGGCACGGCGGCATTCACCAACATCACCGTCAGCGGCACGACTTCTTTTGCTGCTGGCTCGATTGCTTATGCTGCCTTGAGCGGCACACCCAGTATCCCTACTTCCTTCGCATGGAACGTAGAAGGAAACGCAACCGGCAACTTGACCCTCGCCAATGCCGCTTACACCTCTACATTCAACCAGACGAGCGCAGCGGCGTGGCTTTGGGCCAATACTACGGTCGCTTCGGCGGTCACGACGAACGCTTCCCCATTGCTTGAACTCGCCGCGAACTACTACACAGGGTCGGCGTCCGCCGCAGATACTTGGACGATTCAGTCGTCCCTCGTCGCTGGCACCAACGGCAACAGCAGTCTGAACATAGCGCACAGCGGGAGCAGCGGCTTCACCGCACTGAACCTTCCTACACTCACAAACCTGTCATGGAACGGAGACACATTCCTTTCACGCAGCGCAGCAGGTACAGTGCAGGTTGGCGCTGCTCCGTTTACCGCTTCAGGCACGCTCAGCGCAACAAAAGTTTCGTTTTACAACGCCACGGCGAACGATGTTCTGACGCTGGATTCCACGACAGCCGGTTCTGGCATCCTCGTGATGACAACCCCAGCCGCCACGGGAATTTATCCGCAATTCCGAATTTATCCGCAAAGCACGACCAGCAACGGCAGTTTCGGGTTGATAATGACCCAAAATAACGTGCAGTTTTATGCCTACAATGCGATGGCCCAATACTGCGGCGGGCAGGCTTATACCAGTGCTTTGGGGCCGTTCGTATCCTTCGGTTCTTATAACGGAATTTATGCAACGAACACCAGTGGCACGCAAGTGGGAGCATCTTTCGGGGCACCGCTCGCCACGACTGCCAACTTGGTGTTCATGCCCTCTGCCGCCAGTTCGTCGTCCTATGTTGCGGTCCAAGTCATTCCGATTATCAATGCGACCGTCAATGGCGCAAACTCCGGCGGATATACGGCGTTGAAGATTGCGCCGTCTGAGACTTCGCTGGGCAGCGGGGTCAACAAGCTTCTTGATATGTATGCTGGAACCACAGGCACGACGGCGATTTACAGCGTGGACAACAAGGGCAACCACTTCTTGAACTCGCAGGCTACTGCACCGACCAGCGCACTGACGGCAGGAACCGCCGGGCAATTTATGTACAGCGGAACAAATATGTATGTGTGCACCGTGACCGGGGCAGCAGGTTCTGCTACTTGGTCAAAAGTTAATCTCACGGCAGTCTAGTAGGAGGAACACATGATTACATTAACAACCCCAATCGTAATCGAAATTGCGGGAGTAACAGAAAATGACACGATAGGTGCTTTGGTCAGCATCAACCAAGATTTCCAAGCCTTACAGCAGACCGCCGTGTACAAACTTGGCGGCAGCGTCTCTGGCAGCCCGCCGGTATTGAATCAGGGAGCCTTCGCTTTGGCAAACGGCTACTACCTGACTGTCGTTCTTAACATGAGCACCGGCGTTTACACGTGGACATACGCCGGAAATTCCGGCGGTGGAACCGTGCTTCCGGGCGCAATCCTGACGGGATTGCAGACCAATTTCATGGCCGCTAGGAATCAAGCCGAAGTATTTGTGGCTACCGGGCTTCTCGCAGGCGTGCAGACTAGCTGGACGGGGCTCTAGGGTTATTAGGCTACGCAAATCATAAGTGAGCGATTTATCGCTCCTTATGACGCTTATACCAAGTGTAGAAACCGACCTACCGGAAATTTGCGAATGGATTGCCAGCGACCCGTGGCACCAGCAACTAGGTGGGGATTTCTGGCTGACGGGGAGCAGGTGTTTATTTGCCTGCAAGTTATTAGATGAAGAAGGCACGGTTTGCTACCTGAGGGTTGAAGAGGAGGACGACAGTTATCGCCTCCATACCCAATTTGCCCCCGAGCATCTGGTCAGCAAGCGCAGGGTAGTAAGAGCCGCAATAGAATTTTTCCGTGTGCTTGGTGAGTTGGCCCGAGCGAACGGGAAACAAAATATCCTCACGGAAAGCATCAGTCCCAAACTGATTGCCTTCCTCGGCCGGTTGGGCTTCCTGCCCGCCGGTTCCAATGACTACAAATTGGAGGTTTAATTATGTGTGGGCCAAGTCAACAAGAAACAAGTCTTCAGGGAATGGAATCCGGTTTCATGCAGCAGTACAGCGGGGCGTTCAATACCAATTTTGCCAACCAGCAAAATGTATTGGGGCAAATCAACAGTCAGTTGTCACCCATCCTTGCCAAAGGAATCAACCAGACCGGATTTTCGTCGCCAGAATTGGCGGCCTACAACACGCAGGCCATCAACACCACGGGCGCAGGGTACAAGAACGCCGCCGTGGCGGTGGGCAACCAGACTGCTGGTATGGGGGATTCCACCCTTGAATCCGGCGTGCAGCAGCAACTCAAAGCTGGTTTAGCTAGTGGAGCCAGCGGTCAACTGAGCGGCGAGCAACTGGGTATCACACAGGCGAATTACGCGCAGGGTCGGCAGAACTACCAGACGGCGTTGGGCGGGATGCAATCCCTCGCACAAGCCTACAGTCCGCAATCCTATGCCGGATTGACGCAGCAGGCAGAAGGACAGTCTTTCGGCCAAGCCAACCAAATTGCCCAGCAACAAGCACAGGAAGAACAAGCGATTGCCGGGGGCGTTACGTCCTTGGCGGGAGCCGCAGCAGGCGGCCTCGGGAACCTTGACCAGACGGGCGGAAGCACCGGCGGCGAGCAGGCCATGAACTTCCTCACGGGCATGGGCGGCTAACGGAAATTCCTTTGGTCAAGGGAATTTGTTTCATTCCCGCTAATACTGAGAATTTAAGTGGTACGAAGGACAACTTTTATGATTCCATTACCTGATACAACGCAAAGCACGGGGCAAGTTGCACAGGGGGCGTTCAATCCCCTTCTAGCAGGTGGGGCCAACCCCGCTCTCAGTGGGGGAGGCGTGCCTTTGGCCGCACCAGCGCCCACTGCGCCCGCAGCAACACCTACGGATAGTGCTCCTAATTCCCCATTAGTACAGAACATCGCGCAAAACACTTTGACCGCGAACAAACTTTCGCCGGGCAACTGGAGCCAGAACGTCGTCGGCGGGGTGATGAGTGCCTTGGCTGGCTTCGGAGTACAGGGACAAGCGCCCATTGGTGCGGGCGTATTCAGCGGCATTGGCAAAGCAGTGGAACAACGGCAAGCGATGGCGGCCCAGAAACAGAAAATGAGTCTGGAACAGCGCAAGGAACAGCGGGAAGAACTGGGTCAGGATCGTGATTACCAGTTGAAGCTGGCAGAAAATGCCCGCCAGCAGACCAAAGACGTGCGGGATATGAGTGAGCACGATATGCGGATGAAGAACATGACGCAGGAAAACTCTATCCATCAATTTGAACTTACCAAAATGGAATCGGATTTCCGCCAAGGCCAAATGGATCGGGAAGAATCCCTGAAACGCATAGGCGCAAAACCTCTGCAAGTAAGTGGGCAGGAATCCCCGACCTTTAAGGATTTGGGGGAGGCGGAAAAGTATGCCACGGACAACAAGTTGTTTGATGGGGCGCAAAATGGTTATCGCGCCCGTATCGTGTTTGGTGCGGACAATGCCTATCATCTGTTTGAAGTTCCCGATGAGGGAGTGAAGCAATACACCCTCAAAGACCCCAGCGGCAAGAATGTGAATATCACAACCGATGCACTGGGGGCATTGAACTATAGCGAGAAGGTCAGCCAGATGCGCCACACTAACGCGGAGGCCGAGGAACTGAGCGCCAAGGCAGCGATGGAGCGCCTGCAGGCGGGCACGGGCACGGATACTGATAGGGCAGTTGCCATCAGCGGCTCGTATACAAAAATGCAAAATGACCCCGCCTTCCAAGCGTTGCCGAAAAATCCCGACACCGGGCGAGTGGATGACCAGTCGCCGGAATTCGACAAGTACCTGAAGACCAGCGATGCGGGCAAGGAATATAGCGCCGCGAAGGGCAGTGGGAACCTTGGCTACAACACCAGCACCGGCGAGGCTTACATTGCATCCTTGTCTCCGAATGTGGGGGGCACAGTAAGGGCCATTGGAGAAGGACGGGAAGGTTTTGATGCGCTCCCGAAAGGCAAAGAAAAAAGTGCCTACGTCAACTACCTCAATCGTGCGTATCCGGGCTTTGACGAAACGGAGCAGAAAAGTTACCAGACTGCCCGCACGCAATACACCACGGGCGCACAATCCGTAAAGGTTAACGCCGGAATGACGGCCTTCAACCACCTGTACGAATTGCAGCAGTTAAATACTCCGCAATCTCGTATCGTCGGCACACCGGATTATGTGGCGTACCAAAACAAACTGGGCACGGTGACGGACGAACTGGGAAACTTTTACGGCAATAGCACCATACCGGGTTTAGAGGAATTAAATTCCAGCCTCGGCAATGCGACCTTCCGGAACAAAGCTATCGTCACGCAAGCGGCTTCCATGGCCGACAAGATGCGCAGCTATCAAGCGACGTGGGATGAAAGCATTCCCAAATACTTACAGAAAGCGGGATTGCACCCCGCTATGCCCGGCACACAAGCGGATTCGTTGGCCCACAGAGATGCCCTCATTCACGGCACTGCGCCAGCAAAACCCGGCGCACCGCCACCAACTGGGGTCAAACTCGACCTGAGTAAAAGTGTTCCCGTAGCGAAGCAAGGACAAAACTGATGGCCGATCCAGTTCAGACCGCACCAGCACCAGCCCCTGCGGCCCCCGCAATAGCGGGGATTGCTCCGGGCAGTGATGGTAATTTTTATTACCACGATGCCCAAGGGAACAACATGGGACAAGCCCAGTCCACAGGAATTGCTCCGGGCAGTGACGGAAAATATTATTTTCATGATGCCAAGGGTAATGCGCTGGGGGAATCCCCCGCACCGGCCCCGTCAATGTTTCAACAAGCGAAGCAACTGGCAACTAATCTTGGCAAAGGTGTTTTAGAAGGCGCGGGGCAGACGGGGCAATCCATCGTTAATGCCACAGACGCCATCGGCAATAAAATCGGGGATGCAGTGGGCTTGCCGGGTCATGCGTCCGTACAAGACATGGCGGGCACCGGCCCCCGTGGTCAGGGTTCAGCGATTATGAATGACCTCACTACCCCAAAGACCGCAGGGGAAAAAGTTGGGGTGGGGGCCGAAGGCATTGCGGAATTCGTCCTTGGCGATGAGGCATTGAAGACCCTGTCCATGGGCGAGAAAATTTTGAAGATTGGAAAACTTGCAGATGCCTATGAGAAGGCATCCCCCTTTGCTAAATCTGCAATGGAAGCAGCCATCAATACAGGTGGGAGTGCCCTACGTAGTGGTGGCGTCAGTGCCGCACAGGGAATGCTTCACGGCGAGACGGGCGGCGAAGCCGCTTACCAAGGATTGTTGACTGGAGGGGTTAGTCTCGGCGGGTCGGCTGTAAGCATGGGGCTCCGGGCCATGGAAGATCGGATGAATACTCCGGAAGTTTATAAGTACGCCATGAAGGTTAGTGGGGACATACTACGAAACGCGGCGGCGGATTCCAAGGCAGGCAAGCCCATCTCTGATTCTCTCAAGAACTTGGTGATAGGCGACGAAAGCCCAGAAGGGGTCAAGCAAACTATTCAAGCTATTTCCCAAACTCCGCAAGCACTGGGGCAATTCGTTACCGATATCGCGAAGCACGTTCCGACCGTCGCGGCGAAAAGTATAATTGGCTATGCGGTGTACAAGTCCTCGCTGCCGAATGTAATCAAAGAAAGCGTGATTATGGGACTGGGGCTGCATGAGATAGGCTCTGTCAGTAAGATTGCCAGCAACCCCGCCGCAACCATGCTTGCAGGACATGCCGCACCTGTTGTCGAACAATTTGTCCCGTCTGCTGTTAGTGCTGCACAGGCAGGCATCGCAGCCTTGCAACCAACCAAATCCTCGGAGCCGGAAACCAACAAATAAAAGTTTGGCCGAGAAATAACTTTAGATTTTTCCCTTCCGATATTCGGGGATGGTGAAGCCCCATTTCTTGGCCAATCGGTCGGCGGCTTTCTCGTGATTGAAACTCAGATAACCCTCCTTCACTTCCTTGGGGGTCAGGGCTTGGTTGTCCCTGTGATGCCCCAAGACCGCATGGGCGAACTCATGCGCCACGGTGAAATCAACTTCGGCTTGGGGAGCCCGTTCGAGCGAGGGGGCAAGATAAATGAAAGCAGTCTCCGGATCGCTGGTAGGTATCTGCGTGCACATTCCGTGATGCCATGAATCGGGGGCGAAGAAGCGGATGCTCGGCGCATCCAGCCAAACCTTATCGGGCAGCAGCAGGCACAACTTTTGGAATGCCTTCACTACCTTGGGACGCCCCTCAGGATTGACCCATCGCCAATCGGTATATTGGTCAACGAATTGGTCTAGCGTCATCTTCGGATTTGGGAACGGGAATTTGGGGATGGTCAGTCTGGCTTTGGGCATTGAATTACCTGCCGCTTCCGAAAACCCGCTGTAACCAACGAATAGACAAAACGCCCGCCCACCCAGCCATGAGCCACGGGGTCAGGAAAACGACCATACCGACGCAAGCGGCGGAAAAGTCCGGTTCATTGCGACCGCTGTAAAGCACTATCGTGACCCACATGCCGACCAGCATCAGGACTACTGTGCAAAACGCTTTCATTTGATTGCCCTCTATCCCCAGTATACAGAGGACACCCGCAAGGCGGCCAGAATCAGCGACTTACCGGGCATTACGCTAGGGGATTACCGATGTGCCACTGCCCCGCAGCCTCGAACCTCGACCTAACATGGGGGAAGTTTATTCGCTAAGTTCCCAAGGGAAATTCCACATTTTTCAATCGCAGTAGGATTTCCATTCATATTGTCGCAATGCAGGAAACTTTCATCGGGCAACCCACCCGGCATCAGGCCGGGAAGATGAAGCGCCCTAACATCTTCTTGAAGATCAGCGATGCGTCGGGCAAACTGATACTGGAACCCTGCATTCAACTGATTTTGCCATCTTTCCTCCTCCGCTATATCATGCTGGAACCGCCGAGCAGATTCTTCTTTTGTGGTTGCCCCGACCATCGTAGGAAGAGGCATGTCTTTAATTGCATCTGTTGCGTACTTGATTATTTCATTAGACAACTCCAACGCTTTTTTCTTTGGGCATGGAAATTGAGTCCTCAGTTGTGCTATCTGATCCTGCTGACTTTTGAGTATTTGGTCGATAACCGGGTCATGCTGAACCAATACCGGCGGTTTCTTGGTTTTTTCTGCAGCGGCGAGTTTTATTTTTAGGTCTGCAATTTCGGCATTACTTGCCCCCGGATCAATTTGAAATACCGACGTGATCAAGCACGCCGGTTTTACATTCCACAACGTCAACCCTAATTCGCAGCCACCAACTAACGTAGCCAAGATGACGATAATTCCGAATGCGCCTGCTAAAAATCCCAGTTCTTTCTCGCTCTCCCCATGCACTGACTTATGAACAATCCAAGGTACGCGAAGGGCGTGCCAAATAACGAAACATCCAAGCGCCGAACCAGTTGCGAGTAATGCTGTCTTGAAGTCTTTCCAATTTGTCGTCAGAACGGCCAGAAAATAGCCTATGACCACGGAAGCGAGCACCTCCCGCCTCCATGTCTGATAGCACTCCTTCCCGAGATACTGGGCAAATCGCCAATAGTAATGGAACCATTTCCACGATCTTGCATGCAT